CGAGAACAACGACTCTTCGCACTCGATCTGAGTGGTCAGCAGCCAGCTCTGGCAGGTGGTCAGCACCGCGGCGTATTCCCGGGTGTCGCCCCAGTTGTCGGTGACGCTGAAGCGACCATCGGCGGCGCGGGCGATGCGCTTGACCCCGGTGCGTGGCGCGCCGTTGTGCAAGGAACTGAGGCTGGTGCCGGCCGGCCAGTGGGCGCAGCGCTCGGGCACATGGCGCCAGATGCCCATGGGCACCTGGGCCACGCCGCCGACTACCAGGTGCTGGTGGTCGTCGCAGTTGGTCATCACCACGCGGAATATTTCCAGCATGGAGTTGGGGAAGTCCGAGTCCCAGCCGCCGGTACCGAAGCCCACTTGGCCGAACACTTCGCGATGGTGGAAAGACAGCTTGGCGAAGGCCTTGGAGGTGGCGACAAAGTCATAGAAGGTGCGGTCGTCCCACAGCGGAACCAGGGTGTTCCACAGCTCCTTGAGGCGTGGCACGTCGCGGTCGCGGATCGCCTGCTGGATGTCGCCAAAGCGTGAGCCGTCTTCCAGGGCATCGGCCCAGGCGTCGGCGACTTCCTGGAACAGCGCCGGCAGGTCGGCGAGCTTTTGTGCGTAGTGGGTCTGGCCTTCCAGGTCGATCACGGTGCTGCCCGAGGCCGGGGTCAGCGGGTTGGGGAAGGGCTTGGTTTCCAGGCCCAGCTTGTCCACGTAGTGGTAGAAGGCCGTGGACGAGACGGGGAAGCGCATGCCGCCCAGCTCGGCGATGATGCCTTCGGCGCCTTCGAAACTCTGGGAGCGCAGGCGGCCGCCCATCTTCGAGGCTTCATAAATCACTGGCTTCAAGCCCAGCTTCATCAGTTCGTAGGCGGCGACCAGCCCGGCGATACCAGCGCCGACGATGGCCACCTCGGCGCCATGATTGGCCTGTGGAATGCTGCCCAGGCCGGCGGGATGCTCGATCCAGTCATCGAAGGCGAAAGGAAAGTCCGGGCCGAAAATGGTGATCGGCTTTTTTCCGTCGGCAGGGTGGCGGTTGTTCTTGTTCATGGCTGACCTTGGCTGGCGGCCCAGCAGAGTGCTGAGTATAGGAAAAGATGGCAGCCATTTTAGAGAGCGTAGAAGACGTTAATAAGACGCAAACTGTCGTCGATATGAATTGTTATTAGGCAAAGTGACGAAATCTTGATTCATATTGACGTAATTGTTCACGAGCAAGCGCCGGGTTAAACCGGGTGGCCGCGGTCGATTTTGTTGCTGAGGATGATCGACGTGGTGGTTTTATCGACACCGTCGACACTGCCGATCTGATCCAGCAACTGGTCCAGTTGCTCGGGGGAGTCGCTGCGCAACCAGGCCACATAGTCGAACTCGCCGCTGACTGCACACAGCTGCTGCACCTGGGCCATGGCACTCAGGCGGCGCACCACCTCCTTGCCTGAGCGTGGCTGCACCTTGATTCCCACATAGGCCTGCAGGCCGCCGTCGATAACGCGCTGTCCTAGGCGTACGCCGTAACCCGTGATGACCCGGGTTTTCTCCAGGCGGGCCAGGCGCGAGGTTACGGTGGTGCGTGCAATCCCCAGTTGCCGAGCGAGCATGGCCACGCTTTCGCGGGCGTTGATCTGTAGGGCGGCAATCAACTGGCGGTCGATTTCATCAAGGACGGGGGGGCGGCTGTCAGGCAAAGGGTGCTCCGGCGCGGGCATCGGGGAGCGAGCATGTTACAGCCTCGCCGGGCCCGATGCGCGCTGTGGGCGCGGGTCGGTCAGTGTTGGAATTGTGCGTAGTTTTCCGGGGTGACCAGTTGGGTCGGGACCCAAAGGTCGCCTTGCAGGGCTTCGTGGTTGACCAGCTTCACCGCCGCGTCTAGGGAGCCGGCGCCGATGGCCACCGGGTCGCGGAATACGCTGACGCTCAGTTGGCCTTTTTTCAAGGCAAGCAGCCCGTCCGGGGTGCCGTCGATACCGCCCACCAGGATGTCATCGCGCCCGGCCTGGCGCAGAGCCATGGCGGCACCAATGCCCATTTCGTCGTTATTGGAGGCCACGGCATTGATGGTCTGGCCCTTGGTCAGCCACTCGTTCATCAAGTCCATGCCTTTTTCCCGCTGCCAGTCGCCGGATTGCTCTTCGACGATCTTGATCCCCGGGTATTGCGCCAATACATCCTTGACCCCATTGGTGCGCTTGCCGGTATCGCTGTGGGCCAGGCGCCCGAGAATCACCGCCAGGTTGCCTTTGCCGCCCATTTTCTCGGCCAGGTACTGCATCTGCATACGGCCGATGGCGCGTTCATCCGTGCCGACGAACACCACCCCGGACGGCAGGTTGTCCACTTCCGGCCGGCTGTTCATGTACACCAGGGGAATGCCGGCGGCGATGACCTTCTCGCTGATCTTGCGGGTGGCTGCGGTGTCCGCTGGGTTGACGATGATGGCGTCGACCTTCTGGCTGATAAAGCTCTCCACCTGGCTCAACTGGCGCACCACATCGCTGGCGGAGTCCTCGACTTGCAGCGTAACTCCTCCTGGAACCTGCTTGGCCCGGTCCTGCATGGCTTTGACCAGGTAGGAAATGTAGTTGTCGTACTGGCCCACCGTGACACCGATGCGCAGTTCGGCGTGGGCGGAAACAGACAGCAGCATTGCACAGAGACAGCCGAGGAAACGCCTCATAACGGGTAATCCTTTTTATTGTTGGAAGGCAGATCGGGAAGAATGAGGTTCTAGCATGCAGATTATTGGAATATATTTTCCATATCAATAATTGGTGGAATTTATTGTTTTCAGGCGGTGCAGCCTCTGCTGTCTCGATGCCAGCAGATGACGTTGAGTGGCGCGCATCGATAGTCAGGAGACGAAATGAACTGGCGTGGATTCAGCAGGCGGGGGTAAGTGGTGGGCGTTGCCGTTGGCAGGCATTGCTTGTCTGGCCGCGTGGGGTTGAACGGCGTGATGCCAGGCGCAAAAAAGCCGCGCAATGCGCGGCTTTCGAATTGGTGGGCCCACACGGACTTGAACCGTGGACCAAAGGATTATGAGCCCGTAAAAAGAGCCTGATATGTCTTGGTGTGTCAGGTATCGCTATGTTTTTAAATGATATTTAGGGATATGTGGGATACGTTTCCGCTTCAGGTGTGGACGGAATGTGGACGTTGGTCACTGCGCGGTACAGTGAAGCGCTTTGAAACTCTCCACCGCCTATTTAATTGGCTACAGGCTGCAGCCAGCTTGGCTTTCGTAGCTTTGGCCTAACCCGATCGCATTCGACCAGGTAAGCAATTTTTGGAGCAGTCCAGGATTTGAAAACAGGGGATCTGCCGTGTTTTTCAAGTTCTCGCCCAAGCCGGCCGGGGCTCTCATAATTGTCGCTTCTACAGAGACGCCACGGCGTGTCGTGCAAGCGCATGACATTTCTCTGCAAAACCTTGCACCCAGTGCAATAGCTCAGTGCCCCACAGACCCCGCAGCGGGCCTGGGCGGGACCATGGTTTGCACCACCCCTTGGCTTTGCACAAAAAAGCGACGCAAAGCCCGTCGGCGGGAGGGGGATAAGTGCTTTTTCAAAGGGATTTTTTATGTCCGGTGGATTTTCAAGCGGTCATTGAGCAGCAGCTACAGGAATGATGAGCGACGGCCCCTGATTTCGAGAATTGCCCACGGCAGGGCCAACTTTGAACCATTCAAAGGCGTCAGCCGGCTCACCGTGCTGCATAGCCATGTCTTCTGCCCGTTCCTTTGGGGTTGCTGGGTCAAGCCACTCCCGGGCCAGATCTGCAGTAAAAACCACCGGTCGGCGATCATGAATGTCCACCATGCCGCCCGAGCTGTCGGCAGTGATAATCACGAAGCCGTCTTGGTTCCCAGGCCCATTCTCAGAGTCTGGCATTTGCCCAATAGATGCACAGAACGTCGGTGCTCCATCACGCCGGCGAATGAAATAGGGCTGCTTTTTAGGCTGGCCCTCATCCACCCATTCAAACCATCCATCGATCGGTGTGATTGCTCGGTGTGGCCAGATGGCCCGGAAAAACGGACCATGGGCCACCTTTTCTACTCGGGCATTAATTGGTGCCGCTCGATCCGTTGCCCAGTGAGGTCGCCACCCCCAAGGCACCATGTCGGCCCGTAGCTCGTCCCCATCCATGTGGAATAGGGCAACCTGTGTAGTGGGAGCAATGTTGTAGCGCTCCAGAGGCTTACTCTCGATCGTGCTCCGCCACTTCTTATGAAGGCCAAGCTCATGCTGGTAATCGTCGATATAGCGGTACTGCGCGATTCTGCCGCACATAGACGCCTCTGGCCGTAGGGTTGAATTTACACTGTAGCCCCACGTGGCGGCTTGGGGACGACTCCCTGACCACCGCACTCTTGGCACTCTTCACGCAGGGCAAAACGGTCCTGGCATTGGGAGCACCTGGTGAACTGGGCAGAGTTAAGCAATGGCCTAGCACGCTGGTAGAAGCTGAAGTCGTGATTCTCAAGGGCAAGTTGAGCGGCATCAGCCAGGGCTCGATAGATATCCACGTCATCGATGTTCGGGTAAACCACACTTTTGATCGTGCGCGCCGTCATAACCAGGTCGAAGACTTGACCGGTTGTTGACGTCAATGTCATTCCAGTTAGGGGCCATGACTCTTGAGTAGTCCGAAAGGCAAGGCGGTATTGCCCCTTGTCAAAGATCACCGTTGCCTGCCATTCCTGACTGTCGTTTGGGTAGAAGATGCCTTGAATAATTTGCCCTATCCTGGCCTCTCCGTCGCACGGCACGACGTTGTAATGCCCAGGAGACTCATATCTTTGCTCGGCGGATATCAGCTCCTCCACAGCGTGCCAGTACGCAGCGTCAGCCATCTCGTCGAGTTCTAGCTTTTCCAGCTGATCGATCACTTCCGCATCAAGCATGTCCTTTGCGATCGCATGGCATCCGCCTCTATACGCTTCAGGGTTCTGCATTCGGCTGTGATGGTCGTCGAGGTAGCTCCGCCACAGGGCGTGCCACTCAGCTTTAAGGTGGGGGCCATTCATACCGTCAAGTCACTTTACGATTGCCTGTATGCGCATACAGTACAGGTGAAGAGGCTTGCTGATATTGGTGACCCGACGGAGTGCAGGCCAGGCCTGGTGAGGGAGGGGAAGAAACGTGTGCGAGATTAGAAATGAAAACAGGGGCCGAAGCCCCTGCTGAACTACGTCACCACTCCTGGAAGAACCTGAGTAAGCGGAGAGACCAGTAAACGGTCTGCAACACTCGAATCAGCTCTTCAGGGAAATACCGCGAAATGAACTTTTTCATTTTCATTTGGCGTGATACTCCAAAGGTCAGCGAAACCTGCGTTTACCAAAAAACGCAGAGCCTCCTGCTCAACCTGGTAACGGACCCGACCTGAATAATATTAACTATAGTTCAAACTATTCAGTTCATTGAGCTGCCTTCGTCGCGAATCGACCACATTGATTTCGAGATTCGCAACGATTAGCCAACCGTAATTAACGGTGAACTACCGTAATTAACGGATAATTAACGACGTAATTAACGGTTGCTCATGCTTGACGGGTCTGCCACGACGCCATAGCCTTTGAGTTCTCACGCAGCAAAGGTATGTCTTGGTGAACAGGCAGAGGAGACTTTACAGAAGTCTCCCAGTGCGGTTCAAGCGAAAAGACATACACCCAAAGCCCGCCACTGCGCGGGCTTTCTCATTTTTGACTTTCTCACAAACGCCCCCTCTTCGATAAAACGCGCTGTTTACAAGGCTTGTGCTGGTTCGATTTTTTTTACCGTGGTCCTTGCTAATTTGATGCAATCCAGCATCATCAAGTTTCGGGCCGACGAACGGTCGTCACGCACGGCAGGCATGTTAGGCAAAGAACTAGGTTCTTATCTGAAAGAACATGCGAACAATATTGTCCGCGATGCGAATGTATGTAGCCCGAACACGAAAACAATGGTCGTCTGAAGACTTCGCTTATTAAACGTCGGTTCTCGACAGGATTTAAATCAAAGCGTGATTGGTTTCATTGTCGTTGACAGTTCCGAAGTTTTCGCCGCATTCATTATGAAAGCCGCCGCATCAATTGGACTCGGCATTGGTCCTGGAACGTGAGTGTGTGTTGCCAGTTGAGCGTTCATCTGTTGCACCAGATCGAGCAGATCGCACAGTACCTGCAGCACGTTGACCGACTCCGATCCCAACCAGGTCTTGGGCGCCTGCAGGCGCTGACTGATTCCTGCCACGCTCTTGCGCAGCCCCTGGATCTGCTCCTGCATGTCGCCGCCCACCGTCACGTTGTGCTTCTGCCCCACCACCAGGTTCAAGTCCCGGCCGGTGGCCTGGTGCAAATCATCAACGGCCGCCAGGCTTGCGGACCCACCCGACAGCAGCTTCATGGCGCCCAGCGCTTCGATCTTCTTGATCCCACCCACTGACTCGGTCGAATGGTCGTCCACTGTCCTGGTGTGGTTCTGGAAGCTCTCGGTGTTCTCCAGGGCTTCCACCTCGCGCTCGATCGCTTTGTCCTGGATCTTGCCATCAGTTTGGCGCAGCCAGTTGCCGTCGGCATCGACCCGCTGCTGGCAGGCCTCGCTGTGCTGCCACACCTGGTCGCCTTTCGGCACCCGGGGCAGGCTCAGGCCATGCGGGAGGATCTGAGTAATAAAGGGCTTGTGTGGCAGGCCATAGGCGAAGCTGACCACGACCGTGGTGCCTTCCTCGGGGAAGCCGAACATGCCGGCTTCCTGGCCCCCCATCGGCGCTGGCAGTGGTAGGCCGGTCAGGATCGGCAGGGCCGGATCTGGCTCCCCATCGGGCAGAAGCACTTCGACGTCAACGCCGAAGCGTGGCCGGAAGTCGTCGCACAGCCCGGGCGCCGCCGGCGCATCAGGAACGGCCACCACCCGGCCAAAGCGTGGCAGGTGGTAGCCACCGGTGAGTTCAGGAAACTGGCGCTCTACGCTGCGCCGGATTGCGTCTTCCATTTGATTGCCATCTGATTGCCGGCGAGGGTCACGCTGGTGATCCGCTCGCCCTGGTTGAAGGTGGCGCCCGGGCGAAGTCCTGGAAGAACCGCGATCATGGCGCTCTGATTGCCCTGGTAGCCGTCGAACAGTTCGGTGGGCAGCTGCAACGGCGCCCGGGTGCCAAAGAAGCTGTCCGCCCAACTGCCCACAAACACCTCCCCGTCACCCTGCTGCTGCCAGATAAAGTCGGGGATGTTGAACACGCTGGCCAGGCTGTCCATGGCCAAGTAGCCGGTGGCCAGGCTGTAGAAGAACGGCGCTTTGACCCGGGCATAGGGTTGTACCGGCACCCGGAAGCGTAAGCCGGTCTTGGTGCTGATCTCGGCCAGCACCGCCTGCAGGTCGACGTGGCGCAGGTTCAGCGGCAGCGGGTTGCCCAGGACGGCCGCCAGTTCGCGGCAGGCCAGGATCTGCTGCACGCCATTCGCCGCGGTCGATCGTTCCACGTAGCCGATGAAGTGACGCTGCAGCGTGCGTTCGTTGTAGCCGATATCCAGCGTTACCACGCCTTTGACCGGTGCGGTGGCCTGGATTGTGAACGTCGCCCGGCCGGGGCTTTTGCTGTCCAGGCGCACGTCATCCTTGACCAGGTCATGGACCTGGCCACCGATCGTCAACACCTTGTGCAGCTTCAAGACGTGCCGCCCAGGTAGTCATCCACCTTTTTCAAGACCGACTCAAAGCCGCTCAACTCCTTGCCAGCCTCACCGCTGCCACCTTCGCCACCCACGCCTTGCCCGGGCGCCGACTGCGTGCTGACCGCGTTGCCGGCGCGGCGCTTCTCGACCTTCTCCGGGTTCGACAGCTTCTCCGACAGAGTGAACTGGACGAGCCAGGCCTTTAGCGAATCATCCTCCCGGGCGCTGACCCCCTCTGAGAACTGCACCTCGCGCACCCCGAATGCGGCGGCCGTGTCGTTGACGATGCGGTACATCTTGAGCTGGCCACCGCCGGCAGTGGCCTCGGCCAGGCGCATCAGGTCGCGCAGTTGCACCTGGTCAACAAAGGGAATCATCAGCGTGACGGCCAGGGTCTTGGGCTTGAAGCCTTTGTGGGCCGTCTCGGTGTTGCTGGTCTGGCCTGAAAGGTCGTCGCTTTCGATCCTCAGATTGGCGGTTACCTTGAGGTTCTTGCCTCGGATCTGCTTGCCGTCGAGTAGGAGGGTCATAGGCCCACCAGTTCACGAACGAAGCTCAGGCCCTGGTGCGATCCGACCAGGAGCACGCCGGCGGACAGCACCCATTCGTGCCCCGGGGCCTCGCCTTCCAGCAGGGCCCGGCGCAGCTCGGTGGAGTTGCCCGGCCCCAGGATCCGGGCACGCATGCTGTGGTCCTCATTGCCGCCGGCCAGCAGCGCTTTCAGGTCGTTCAATTGCTGATTGCGGCCCTGTTGCTGGGCGGCCTTGCGACTGGCCAGCGCGGCGAGGTCACCCATGGGCGAACTGTCGGCCGCGTAGCTCTCCAGGACGGCGAGCTGGCCGGCCATGGATTGCTTGGCGGCCTTGACCAGGGTGCAGCGCTCCAGGGGCAACGACTGCCAGCGCGGCAGCGGCCCGGCCTGGGGGATCTCCCACTTTTCAGCCTCCAGTTGCGACAGGTGTCGGGCCCGGCGCTCGGTTCGCACCAGGTCGGGGATCGGCAACAGTGCATTGAAGCGCGCCAGGGTGTCGGCCAACTGGTCGTAGCGTGTGCCCAGGAACAGGATCGACAGCGCGTATTGCGGCCCGATCGGCAGACCACTGTCGCCGGCGTCGCCCAGTTTGGCGGCCAGCTGCTGCAGCAAGTTGGGCGCGGACAGGAAACGCTGGTTCCCTTGGCCCTGGCCGATCCCACTTTGAAACGGCGTCACCGCCAGGCAGGCCGGGGCTTCGCCCATCTGACCCGCCAGTGCGGCACGGCCGGCGGCGATCGCGCTTTCTGCAGCAGCACCGACTGGCCCCGGGTTGGTGCTGGTCATTCCGTCCAGGCCGGCCAGGCGCTGGGCAGTGCTGGCCAGCTCGCCGCCGGCCAGATCCTGGGCGGCTGACAGTCCGCCCATCCACTCGGTGGCCTTCTCTGGCCAGCGCATGGTTATAGGTGCCCAGGTCATAGTGATTCAGGCTCCCAGACCACCGCCGTGATGGCCGCAACGTCTAGGGCAGCCAGTGCGGTGTCCAACGTCTGCTTGAGGCCGTTGGCCTTCTGCAGAAGCCTCAGTTTGATCTGTATGAAGTCGTCACCGACTTGTTGCAGTTGCGCGGCGGAGTGGTCCCGGAAGACCTTCAAGCCCTGTTCATCGCTGCAGGGATAAGGGCTGTCAGTGCCGGCCTGGATGATGCCGGTCAGGTTCAGTTGATCTTCCACCCGACTGTCGTAAAAAAAAGCGGGCCCCAAAGCTGACGACCAAAAACCACCAGTGATACGGGCTTCGCAAGCCGCGTTAATCTCCTGGACTTTCTGGTTATAGGCAGCGGTGGCAACTTCCTCAACGGCAGGCGCAACGCGTCCCACGATGATGGGATGGCCCGTCACGGGGTCCGGCTGTAGCGCGTTTCCTCTGCTTTCAGCCTGCAGCAGTTCTGTATGGCGGGCGGTGCTAATGCTCTTATCGCCTCGCTCCAGGCTGAACGAGAACCGCTGATCGGCGTCAACCCAAGTTGCAAAAATGTTCATATCAAACTCCAAAGGCAAACCAGGGGATGTCGCCTACGCCGCTATAATTTCCGTGGTCACCGCACACCTCAAAGCCCGTGAGCGTATGACCGGTCTTGGTAACCGCCGGAATGTTGTCGCTGAAGTAGTTCGCAGCGGCGATTTGGGGCCCGATATGAAACACCGTGCTGCTGAATGCCAAGGGGAACGTGACGGTGTACCAGGTTTGATTGAGCGTCACGCTTGTCAGGCGCCCCCACTGAAACTTGATACTGCCCAGCCAAGACGGAAACACCACATAGCCCGTCGTTCCTAGGCTGGTACTGATCCCCCACCGAAGCTTCTTTGAGGTGACAAAGGCTGTGTCATCAAGCCCTTCATTCACCTGTGTCTGGGTGGCAACCTTCGCACCAGCAGCGACCGCCTCAGTGGCCTGAGTGGCTGCAGCGGTCAGCTTCACATCAGCCGTGCCGTCAAACAGCACCTCGCCAGTAACAGCCCCCATGAGGGTGATTTTTCGGGCGGTTCCCAGCTTGGCGGCTTTGCCGACCTCGGTTGCGCCGGAAACAATGTTCGCAATGGCGCTCCATATCGCGGTTCCCAGGGACTTCACCGCTTTGGTGGTGGCCAGAATCACGCTGCTGTTAGTGTCTGCGTCGTCGCTGATGGCGTTAGGGATGTTGCTTAGTTTCACGTCGTCCTTGGTGGTGCCCCTTGCTCGCAACTCTGGGTAGTCGCCGATCCGGGCGGCGAAGTGAGTCACCAGCGGCCCGGCGATGGCTTCCACCGACCGGCGATCGGTGACCGTGGCCGAGGTCGGCAAATCGGCCAGGGCCACGCAGTAGTGCTTTACGCCGGCGCTGTCGGTGTAGTCCGCACGTTCGGCGCCGAACACCACCTGCCAGGTGGCCACCACGTCGCTCAGTTCACGCTGCAGGGAGACGTCCAACCAGGCTGTGGTGGGGAATGCCGGCGGCACAATCCCCAAGGCCGCCGTGCGCTCGATGCGGATGCCCTCCACGTAGGCCGTGCCGGGTTTGACCTGGTACACACTCCCGACCTTTTCCACCTGCAGCGAACTGCCAAAGAAACAGGCCCGGCCGAACACGTCACGGTTGCTCTGGCGCTCCCGCTCGTCGATCCCGGCCAGGCGCACGGTGAAGTCGTGTTGCCAGGTGTCGGCGTCGATGGTGATGCCGGTCAGCGCCTGGGCGCCGTCGAACACCACCAGGAAGTTGCGGGTCAGGTTGTTGCCGATCTGCAGCGGCGGGATGTTGCGACGCTTCTGCTGCAGCGGCACATGGGCCACCGCGAACAACACGCCTTCGGCCGTCTCCAGGCCAATCCAATTGAAGTCCCAGTCGCCGGTGTCCGAACCGATCTGTGCGCTGTAGACCACCTGGTTAGGGTTCACGTAGCCGGCCTGGTCGTCTCCGATCGGCTGGGAGTGCACGATCTGCGCAGCGGCTGGCTTGGCGGCAGCGCGATCCACCGGGCCGCTCGGGTCCAACCCGGGCACGTTGGCAAAAATGAACCGGGCCACTTTCAGCCCGGCGTGTGCGGCTTGTTTCTGGGCGATCAGGTTTTCACCTGCAAGGGTAATGCTAGCTCCCATGGGGGCTCCTACAGGCTGGCGACCAGCGTTTGCTGGTCGTCGTGAAAGTGGACGATTGCGGCGGACAGGCGCACGGGGGTAATGGTCGAGAAGTCGTAGCGCCTGCAGGTGCGGCCGTATTGCTGAATCAGCACGCGCAGCAGCTCGGGGTTCTGCGACAGTTGGGAGTCGGAGAAACGCAGCAGCACCACGTCCCAGTCTCGGTCGGGTTGGCGCTCCTCGATCTCGACGTAGCCCACGCCCAGGCGTTCCAGGATGCGTTTCATGCCGGCGGTGCTGCCGGCGTCCACGGCATTGATAAAGGCGTGTTTGACCCGCAGTCGGTAAAGGCCCTCGGGTTCACCCTTGAAGCGGGTGATATCCCGCTGCCAAGCCAGCAGATCGAGCACGACCAGGTGACAGGTGTCGGCGTCCAGCTGCAGCAGCGGCCAGCGCAACCAGTCCTCGACCTTTTCCCACCAGGCCTGGGCGGCCTGCTTGAGCTTGGTCAGCTCGGTTCCGGCCAGCCAGAACTTTAGATCGAGCTTAATCATGCCGGACCACCTGCAGGCTCTGGATCCGGGGGATATTCAGCTCGGCCAGAATGTCGTCGTTGGTGAAGTGCAGCGACTCGATGCCGGCGAACTGTTGGTGCAGCTCTTCCCCCAGGCGGCTGAAGGAAAACCGCGACTGTGGGTAGGTCAGCGTCGGCTGGTAGTCGCTGGCAGTGCTCTCGCGGAACGCGGCCCGAATGAACTGCTCGGCGTCGTCCTGGAGCTTTTGCCGCTGCTCGGCCGTGAGGGTTGAGCGCGGCCAGATCTCCACCTGCAGCGCATGGAAGGTTTCCGGCATCACCATCACCAGGAGGTCATCGCCGTGGCCATGGTTGCCCTGGTCGCGGATATGGGCGTTGATCTCTTCCAGGAACGTTTCCGCCGGCACGCCGGCGTCGAACAGTACAAAGGCATTGGCGCTGCCCGGGCCACGTGGGGCGCCGTGCTCGAAATACACGCCATCGGGACGGACGCCCGGGAAGGCCGAGATCATCGCCCGATAGACCGCGTCGGTGTGCCACTGGTTGACCGCCGAGAACTGGTTGCGCACGCGCAGGCGCAGCTCGTCGTTGGGCTCAGGATCTGCACCTGGTGTACTCAGCCAGCCGTCGTTGTTCACCACCTGGGCAATGCCCGGTACCGGGACTGGCAGAATCGCGTAATACCCGGGGGCCAGGTTGTAGCCTGAGCCGGTGTCGACGGCTTCCACCGGGATCTCCAACTGCATCAGCCCATCGGTGAACGCGCCGGCCACAGTGGTGACCAGTTGGTAAACGTGGCCATTGATCGCGGCCGACTGGATCACCGTCCCGGCCGGGACTACCAGGGCGCCGCCGGCGGCCGTGCGGGTGAACAGCAGCATGCCCTGGGCCTTGGTCGCGCCCTTGCGCTCGACGTTCACCGCCCAGGCCAGCATGTCCAGCCAGGCGTCTTTGGCGGTCTTGACGAAAAAGTTAGGCAGCACGGTGCCGACAAAAAAGTCCAGGATCCACATCACCGGTTTGGTCACCAGGGCGGTGACCACCCGCCAGAACGGCGAATAGGCACTGGTGTTGCTCAGTTTGCTGCCCTGGGCCGCTACCTCGGCTTCCCAGGCCTGGCGCAGGCCGGCCTCGGTGGTCGGAATGCCGGCATCGGTCAGCGCCTGCTTAAAATCTACGTCGCTCAAAGGGTCACCTCTACGTCACCGAATTTCAGGGTTGTGGCCGTCACCAGGTACTGCCCGGGCTGCAGCAGAGTGATTAGCGCAGTCCCGGGCACCAGGCGTTCGTCGGCCTCCACCAGCAGCTCCAGTTGCTGGATGCAGTCACGCTGCTTGAGGCGGTCCCGCTCGGCGACCAGGGTCACCAGCAGGCCGCTGTCGCGGATCATGTGGGCAATGTCCTGGGCGATACTGGCCCGGTCCTCGATCAGCAGCGGCTGTCGGGACGGATCCAGCACCAGGTCGTTGTCGACGATCCAAAGGTCTATGTATTCGCTCATCCGCCTGCCGCCATGCTCACCATGTTTTCCAGCTCCAGCGGGCTCATGGCCTTGCCGGTGTGGATGTTCACGTTCTCCACATGGGTTCCTTTGTTCTGGTTGCTGTTGTTCTGAATGCTGGTCAGCAGACCGCCAGGCGGCACCGCGTTGGGGCGTGCCGGCGCAAGGCTTGGAATGGCCGCGTTGATGGTCTGTTGGGCTTTTTGCGAGGCGCTGGCCATGTCTGCAGCGTTCACCGCCTGCTCGGCACCGGGGATGGTCGGCATGTCGCCCAGGCGGGCCTTGATGTTCACGCCGGGGATGGCGTTAATCATCTCGATCAGGCTGTTGATCGCCTTGTAGAAGACGCCGACGATCCCGTCCCAAGCCGCCTTCGCCATGCCGGACCAACCGCCCATGGAGTTGAACCACTCCGACAGCGCGGTCAGTTGGTCGCTGACCCACTTGAAGGCCTCGCTGTTGAGTAGCGCGTCGGTCCATTCGTCCCAGTAGACGACGGCCGCAATCACGGCCGCGACCAGGGCCAGAACCCCCAGGACGATCAGCACCACCGGGTTGGCCAGCAGCGCGGCGTTGACCAGCCAGATCACGCCCTGCCACAGCATCATGGCGCCGCGAATCACTGCCATGGTCGTGTAAAGGACCAGCAGGCCGGCCACATACAATGCGATGACGGCCACCTGCAGGAGGAAGCCGCCTATGGTGCGCAGGTTCAGCAGTTGGACCACTTTCCAGATTGTCACCATGGCCAGCCAGGCCATGCGGCAAGCGCCGACGGTCAACGTCAGCAGCGACATGGCAGCGATGATGCCCAGGATGGTCAGCGTTACGATGCCAATCACCCGTGCGATGTTCGGGAACAATTGGGTCCAGCGGGTCAGGGTGCTGGCGATTGCACTGAGCTTTGCCATCACCGGGGTCAGGATCGGCAGCAGCACCTGGCCGAAGACAATGCGCAGTGCCTCGACAGCGGCGCCGAACTGCTGCCACGGGTCGACCATGGCGTCAGCCATGTTCTTGGCTTCCTCAAGCCCGCGGACTTTACCCAGCTTGTCCATGCTGTTGCGCAGGCGGTCGCTGTCCTTGGCCAGGGCGCCGATCACCTGGGCACCTTCACCGCCAAACGCCTCCATCAGCTTGGCACTGGCCGAAGCACTGGTCAGGTCGCCCAGCTTGCCTTCCAGCTTCGCCATGATGTCGAGTATTGGCAGGGCCTTGCCCTGGCTGTCGGTGAATTTCATCCCCATCTTTTGTGAAGCGGCGCCGAGGTTTTCAAAGAACGCTTTGTAGCGCCCGCCGGCGTCGCCGCCTTCCATGGTGCTGCTCAGCGAGCCGATCACCGCGAACTGCTCGGCAATGCCCACGCCGCTGGCGGTGGCGATAGCTCCCACTTCCTTGAACGCGTCCTTGAGCTGGGCACCGTCGGTGCGGAACAGCTTCACCGCCAGGGCGGTTTGGCCGGTCAGCTTCTCGACCCATTCGCCCTTGCCCATGGCGTCGGCCTGGCCCTTGAACAGGTTGTACATGGTGCCCATGTAGGCGCTGGTCGTTTCGGCGTCCGACTTGGTGGCCTTGGCCAGCAGGTTGCTGGAGTTGGTAAAGGTGGCCAACTGGGTGCCGGTCAGGCCCTTGATTGCACCTTCCATGCTGTACGCCGAGGCCACAAAGTCCCGGGCGCTTTCGCCGTAGGTCATGGAGAACTCAAGCGCTTTTTGATTCAGTGCGGTCAGCGCGTCCTCGGCCACGCCCAGGGACTTCACCTCGCCCAGGGCGCGGTTCATCTCCAGGGCCGGGGCCAGTGACTGGTTGATGCCGACAAAGGCGCCCGTGACGCCGCCCAGGCCCATGCCCATGGTCTTGATGTTCTTTTCGCTTTGCTCGGTCAGCTCGGAAAAGCCCATTTTGACCTTGCCCAACGGTGCGGTGATCTTGTCGGTCAGGGCCAGGATGAAGTCCAGGCGGGCGCTACGGTCAGCCATGCGTTTTTATCCGTTCAACGCATGGGCAATGCCGTTTGCTACGGCAATTTCCATGCGTCTCCAGTGCTCGTTCTCAAGCCACTGCGCCGTGCCCATGTTCTCGATTGAGGGCTCAGCGCCGGGCAGCCAGCGGTGGGTCAGGGCCGTCAGTTGGCCCAGGCCGTCTTCGGTCAGGCGGTCGGCGTGCTCGAGGACTTTTTTACGATGATCTCGACGTCCGGGGCGTACTCCTCCAGGAGCGCGCCGGCGATCTGCATGGTCATCACCGGGTTGGCCAGCAGCTCGCGCAGCTCAGCCCGTTGTTCCTGCTTGACGGTGGTGCTCAGCAAGTTGAACGACGGCGCCACCTTGTTGGTCGCGGTCATGGCGTTGAAGTACTTGGTCACGTCCTGGGGCGACAGGGTGAAAGCAAAGTCTTTAGTGCCGACTTCCAGGGTGATTTCGCGGGATTGGGTCATGGGTCTTGCTCCGTTCAAAGGTTGGGGGGGCGCAGGCAAACCCGGCGCACGTGGTCCTGCAGGCCCAGGATCATTTGCTTGCTCAGGGCAAGCTGATCTCTGAGGGTGAAATAATCCGATCGAGCGTCTGCTGCGAGTTCGGCGC